TGGGCGTAGCAAGTACCCCTGTTGCTATCACAAGCTCTAACGTCATTGATACCATCATCAACATGGGTACCGTACTTGACGAAGCTAATGCTCCTGAGCAGGATCGCTTCATGGTTATCCCTGCTAAGATGGCTGGCTATATCAAGCAGTCTGACCTTAAAGACGCATCTATCACTGGCGATGGATCATCTCCTCTACGGAATGGTCGCCTCGGCATGATTGATCGTTTTACCCTTTACGTTTCTCACAACCTATACAAAAACGGTTCTGAGTTTAGCGTACTCGGTGGTCACAAGATGGGCTTTACGTTTGCATCACAGATGACAAACATGGAAACCATCCGTTCCGAGACAACTTTTGGTAACATCATCCGTGGCCTGCAAGTATATGGCTACAAAGTGGTGAAGCCTGAAGCGCTCGCAACTGCTATTGTAACGCTTTAATAGGAGGGCTTGATAATGGCTACTTATAATGATGGTAAAGGATATAACTTAGGTACTGGTGCCGCGCACGTAGCTGCAGGTATTAACCGAGTTTCATCCATAACTGTAGATCTGGACTTTGCAGCAATCACTACGGCTCGCGCCGCAGCTGGTTTGACTGCATTGGGTGCAGCTGACATCTTGGAAGTTATTAAAGTTCCAGCAAAAACCTTGGTCACACATGTGGCACTTGAGGTTACTACTGCTGAGGGCGGAACACTTACACTTGATGTTGGTGATGGCGATAACCCAGATGGCTACCTTGACGGCGTAAACGGTAATGCTGCTGCAGCATATATCTCTGTCGCCGGAACTGACGCCTTTGAGCAGGGTAAGTATTACACTGCTGCTGATACAATCGACGTTGTTACAGTCAACGCCGCTGATACAGCAGTTATGAAACTTACAGCTGTGATGGTTGATTGTTCGTAAACTAAATGAGTTGGGGGCTTCGGCCCCCTCCTCTACCTAGGAGGCGCATATGGCTAAGCAAATTGATAAGTCCAAGATGGCTTGTAACAAGCCGAAACGTCAAGTTTCCGGTGGTAAAAAGTTTGTGGTTAAAGCGTGCCAAAATGGTAAAGAAAAAATTATTCGCTTCGGCGATGCTAATATGACTATTAAAAAAGACCAGCCAGGACGGCGTAAGAATTTTCGTGCAAGGCATGGGTGCGATAGCAGACCCCCCTCGAAAATGACCGCCCGCTACTGGTCATGCAAGAAGTGGTGATGATATGGCAGCTCCGAAAGCACAATCTAAAAAAGACGCATGTTACTATAAAGTAAAGGCTCGCTACAAAGTTTGGCCAAGCGCATATGCTTCAGGAGCTTTGGCAAAGTGTAGGAAGGTAGGAGCCGCAAACTGGGGTAATAAAAGTGGCAGTAAGAAAAAGTAAAAAGGGTGCATCCCTACGAAAATGGTTTGGCCAGAACGACGGCAAAGGCTGGGTTGACTGCAAAACAGGTAAACCTTGTGGACGAAGTGGGTCAAAAAGTGATAGTAAAAGAGAATACCCTGCGTGCCGCCCGACTATGGCGCAGTGTAAAACTGCAGCAGCGAAGGCCGCAATGAAGAAAAAAGGCTCGTCTAAACGAGTTAACTGGAAAGCGTAAGGAGATTATTATGAGTAAAAGATGCCTTAAAAATATAGTTGGTGGAGAATAAAATGGCTTACGAACCTGGTGCAAAAGTTAAAGGCGTTAAACATACTAGCAAAGCCGCTAATAAGAATACACAGACAGCATCAGCTATGGATGTAATTATTCAGATTGCCCCACACGCTGGGGATATTGGTGAAGCTTTGATGTATGGGACAGGTGCGCTTGGCGCTGGTGCAACGGGCTATATGGGTAACAAGGCCAGAAAGCTTAGGAAAAAACATGATGCTGCGTATAATAAGGCAAAAAGTTAGGAGGAAGAAATGAGTAAAAGATGGCTTAAAAATATAGTTGATGGAGAGATATATGGCTGGAATGAAACTCTAGCTGATAACCCTAGGACTATTGAAGTTACTGAGGAGCAGGCGTTCCCAGAAAAATTTATTCCGAAGAAACAAAAAGGGCGTAAAGCTACAGTGTCTTTAGCTACTGAAGTCCCTGAGGAGCCAGACACTACCCCTCCAGAGCTTGCAGATGAGGCAACTAGAGGGTTGGTTCGTGCGCGTGACGATAACGGGCATTTTATGTCTGATGATCCAGACACACCAGAAAACGAAGCGTGGGTTAAAGAATGATCTTAGATGATGTAATCACAGAGGTTAGGCGCATCATACAGGATACAAATATACCGTATCGTTATAGTGATGATGTATTGTTGGGCTTTGCTAACCAAGCTCTAAAACGTATAGCTGTATTGCGCCCTGATCTTTTTGCTTCCATCGAAGAAATACCCTGTACGTTTAATTCTGTTGTGCAATCAGCCCCAGATGATTCTATACGTTTGATCGAAATCTACTCTGTAAAAGACGGGGCTGGGATTATTGAAACAAACCGTGAAGCTCTGGATCAAGCATACCCAACATGGATGAATGACCCAGCAGGAGCTGCTGTAAACTTTATGCGGCATGTCCGTAACCCGAATAAATTTTTTATATACCCTAAAGCCCCTGATAACCAAATATTGATCGGGGAGTATTCTAAAACTCCTGCTGTGTATACAGGCACTCAAACTGTTGCTTTACTACCAGATGCCTATTTCCCTGTAGTAATTGATGCTACAGTATTTATAGCGGAGTCTGTTGATAACGAGCATGTAAACTCTCAACGTGCGCAGTTGTTCCAACAATCCTTTACTCAGGCCTTAGGTGTTGCTGCGCAATCTCGTTCAATTACTGATCCTGAACGTGGCGGACTGCAAGAGGAGGATGTTGTATAATGCCAAACCGTGCTTTTAGAGAAATTGTCACTAGGCTTGCTCCAAGCGTCCCTGGTGCCCCTAATGTAATTGTAGAGCAGTATGTACGGGATGCAGCCATAGAGGCGTGTGAGCGCACCTTAGCGTGGCGCTATGAGCAGCCTCAGATACGACTTAACCCAGGTGGACATGATTATGCGTATGACCCACCAGATTTTTCCGAGGTGCATGCTATCTTAACTGCTACAGTAAATGGGGAAAAATTAGCCCCAATTTCTTTAGAGCAGCTACATGACGTATATCCTAAATGGCCGTATGTATCGTCAGATGAACATGCTACTCCTAGATATATAACATCTATAGACCCAGATAATTTTGCTGTGGCACCAGTCCCAGACGCTAATGTTATTTATGATGTGCGTATGATTGTAGCTCTTAAGCCTCTACGCACAGCAGAGGAGATGGATAAAACAGCGCTAGACGATTTAGAAAATGTAATTATGCACGGGGCGTTGCAGCACCTTTTAGTGTTACCAGATCGCACATGGAGTGATAGAGAGCTAGCGTCATATCACGCAAAGCAGTTTGCCTACAAACTATCAGAGCGCAGGGCTAGAGCTAACTTAGGTACAGGCAGAGGCTCTATGCGTGTACAGAACCAAAGATTTGCGTGAGGTGAAATATGGCAGATACAATTAGACTTGTTAAAGGTGACACAAAACCAGTAATCATTCTTACGCTTACTGATGAGTCTACTGATAGCCCGTATGACTTATCACCGGTGTCTGTGGGTGTATCTGTTCGTTTCCGTAAAGCCAACACTAGCACTTTACTTAGCACGATTAACTGCAGCCTAGTTAACACAGGCACAGACGGCAAAGTACAATTTGATTTTTCTGGCGGTGCGCTTACTACCATAGATGCCGGTCAGTATGAGGGCGAGGTTGTTGTAACAACATCAGGCGTTGGCACACAGACTGTTTATGAAACATTAAGTTTTAGGGTTAGAGATAATCTGGCATGAAGATAGGACTTAGTGTAACTGTATTATCTATTAGCGCTGCCGCTGTTGTAAGCGATATCAGTGTTGCAGTAGCACGCCCTAGTTATATAGAAGCTGAAGTTAACGCTGCTACTATAATTTTTAGTCCAGCGGCACGCCCAGTGGTATTAGAGCAAACTAATCTTATCTCTGAATCAGTATCTGTAGGCGACGGCGATACAGGATTTGCAGCTAACCTAACAAAAGCATTAGATGTACTCAAGGAAGAACCCGATGATGTTGCATTACCCGTTGATTCTGATCCTGTGTTTGAAGCGCAGCCAGTGTTTGCAGAAGCGGTTACTGTTACTGACGCACAGATTGTCATAAGTTTTGACGATATAGTTGATTTTGATCCGTCTACTCCTGCGGTAGACTTTGAGCCTGTAAGTATTACTGAAGCTGACGCTAAAGAAGTAACAGTTGCAGAACTGGCTGATAACGACAATGTGTCTATTACTGAGGCTATATCTAACCAACCTAGTATACCTAAGACTGATGCAGTAACTGCGACAGAAGTTTCTACTAGGCAGATACAGCCAGCTAAATCAGATGCTGTAACTGCTACTGAGGCTGTTGATGATTTTGAAGTAGGTAAAGTATTGACCGATGCTGTGTCGGTAACAGAAGCTATAGCAAATGAAGTTACACTACCTACTTCAGATGCTGTCAACGCGGTGCAGTCGAACATAAAAACTTTTACATCTAGCGTAGACTTTGACTTATCTGATGCTGACGTAGACCCAGACCCAGTTACAGCTACGGACGTTATTGACGACTTTGATTTTAATAAAGGGCTTGCAGACGCCACTACGGCCACTGAGACGGACTTTAAGGAAATTGCGGTAGGGGAGCTAGCTGATAGCGATGCTACCTCTGTGGTAGAGGTTATAGCCTTAGAACCTGACAGTGTGCTAACTGATTCTTTTACTGCTGTAGAGGGTATTAAACTTGAGCCTAGTATTCCTGCGGCGGACGCAGTATCTGCAGCTGAGGCTATAGTACATGATATACGCCCACCACAATCCGACGCTGTTACGGCTGTAGAAAGTATAGCTACATTATTAACTCTTGGCGATTCTGAATATGTATATCCAGATTTTGTATCTGTATCTGATGGCTACAGAAGATTTATAGAAGAGCCTTACTCATATACGATATCTAGCATAGATTATTTTGTACCGCTTACGGGTGTTATGGGAGCAGCAGAACCAATAAATACTGCTATGCTTGCCGCAGACCGTGTAACTGTGCCTGATGCAAGTTCCGCTGGACTTCTTGTCAACTTTCATTATACTGATGTTGATGAAGATGACCGAGCTTTGGGCGGATACTACTTCAACCAAACGCC